AGCATACGAAGTAGAGGAGGAAGAATGAAAGAGATAAATGTAACAAGACATGCGTTGATGAGATACGCTGCCAGAGTATACAAAGCGGCGGGAATTACAGATAGAACATTTGATAGCTGGAGAAAGCGGCATGAGGAAGAAGCACAAGAATTGGAAAAATGCTTAAAGCTAGAATTTAAACAAGCAGAATATGTTACAACAGCTCAATTTGAGGGACATAAAAAAGCGGAATTCTATATCAGAAAAGACATTATGATGACTTATGTAGCGTCCGGAGAAAATTTAGTGACTTGCTACTACATAGACTTCGGACTGGATGACACAGGAAATCGAGAGATGCTCGAAGTACTTTTTAAAAATTTACGAAGGGCTATCGAAGAGGAAGAAAACTTTGAGAAAGAAAATGAAGAAAAAATAGCATTACTTGAAAATTCTTTAGCAAAAGTAAAAGCTGATATTGCAGAGTATGAAGCTATTTTAGCAAAGCTAAAAGAAAAGAAAGAAATCTTTGAAAAAGAACGAAAGTTAGTTGATTTAGAAAGAATAGAACTTTCTGAAACAATCAACAACACAAGGGAAAAAATCGTAAGAAGTAAGAAGGCGATGTGATATGAAGTGCAGTTACTGTGGAAGAGAAATAAAAGGAAATGAGAGATTTTATGAAATTGATGATGAGTTTTATTGCAATGCTTGTGTTGAAGAAAGAATAACTACATACTATGTCGTAGCTGGATCTATATATGAAGAAGATGACGTTGGTTGTTATAGAAATAGAGATGGATTTATTCAGGATATAGAAAAACAAATTGAATTTCATAAACGAGCAATGCTTGTTTACTCTGCTAAAAAAGACGACTTTTCAAAAAGTATTGTAGAAAGGGCAAAGAAAAAAATTCAAAAATTAGAAGAGCAAAAGAAAACAGTACTTGAGGAGGAGTAAAAATGAAAATATATAAATACTTTATTAGCTATTATTTCAAGGGAAATGATGAGTCAGGAATGGGCAGTATTGGTGTTGATGCAAATAAAGAAATAGATGACATGGAAGAACTAGGAGCAATTAGAGATCATATTGAAAAAGATATAAAAAATCAATTTGGAATAGAGGCTGGTGCTGTTATACTTAACTTTCAACTTTTGAAGGTTGAGGAAAATTAAATGGAAACGAAAGAAACTCTTGAACTCATAAGGCTAGCAAAACAGGGGGATATAAAAGCTAGAAATGAATTGATAGAGAAAAACATCAACTTAGTTCATAAAATCAATTGCATGTACGGAAACAAAGAAGATGGCTTTCAAGAAGGAATATTAGCTTTCTGTCACGCAATTGATAAGTTTGATGAAACAAAGAAAGTAAAGCTCTCTAGTTATGCTTTTCATTGGATTCATCAAAGGATAAAGAGGCACACAGAGAAAGAAAAATACAGACTTCTCAATCATGTTATCGAGAGAATGAAGAAGGAAGAACGAAAAAGACGGATAGACTATGAATACAGAGATTCTGTGAAGGAAGAGGACAAAATATCAGATGAAGAAGATTCTATTTGTCTTAAGACAACATTAGAGCAATATATCAAGCTAGCTTGTAGCGAAAGAGAGGCTTTCATTGTAAGGAAAATTTACTTTGAAGGCTATCAACAGCACGAGTTAGCAAAAGAGATGGGAGTATGTAGGCAAAGAGTCAATACAATCGTGAAAAGAAGTCTAAACAAAATACGGAGAGTATTTTATGAAAGTTATTATCACAGAGAAAGAAAGAGATAAACTTTTAGAGTTGCTTGGAAATCAAGACTCTACATTGCGAAACAAATTGTTAAAAGCAAAGCGAGAACGAAAAAGTAGTACTTACAAAAAATGCACAAATACGGAAAGAAAAATAAGACAGAAATTAGAGGAGTTGATTTGTGCAAACTATAAAATGAGTAATGAAGAACTCATTGAAAAATTAAATATTTCAAGAGCTCTATTTTACAAAAAATACAATGAACAGGCAAGGGAGTTAAGAGGAAATTGCCAAAGTCAGGCTCTATTTTGAGTCTGACTTTTTTTAATAGTCTATTTTTTAATAAAACTTAGACTTGAAAAAAGAACGTTGTGGAGGTAGAGTGAATGGAAGAAAAACAGATTGAAAAGAATGAAAAATATCTCATTGAAGAAATTAAAAAGCATGATGGCTGGTGTGAGGTGAAAGTAAAGCATGGATACATCATAGAGGCAAATAAGATAGTTGCAATCAAAATCATAGAAAAATTGAATAAATAAGATACTTTGTAGCATTGAGCTCGGTATTTTCTAACTTAGAAAAGTTAGGAATACTGGGCTCTTTTTTTTTATTGTACAGGAGGAATTATGAAAATAAAGAAACCATTCAAATATATGGGAAGTAAGGGACGTTTTTACAATGAAATTAAAGAAGTTTTTGAAAACAGTAGAAAAGAAAAGTATGTGGATTTGTTTGCTGGGGGAATGGAAGTGGCGGTAAACTTGAAAGAGGATTTTCCGGGTGTGCAAGTCATGGTGAACATAAAAGATGAGCATGTAGAAAGTTTTTTGAAGCATAGAAAAACACTATTAAAACAGTATTTGAAAGTCATTGATTTTATCTATCAGGACATAAAAAAAGAAGATGCTAGACATGTATATGAAACTAGACATGTATATGAAAAGAAAAAGGAATGGGAACAATTAAAAATCAGATATAGAGAATTTTGGAATGAAAATCCTTTGAGCTTTTCTACAGAAGAAAGGCTATATATAGAGTTACTTTGTAGCATGAACAAGGGAAGGTCGCTATCTAGTAGCTTTTATTCAGAAAATAAAGTACAAACATTAAAGCAATACTTACAAAAAATAGAAAATATTCACATAAAAACAGAAAAATTTGACAAAAATTGGCAATTTAATAACAGTTTTATTTTGTTAGATCCCCCTTATGTGCTAGGGACAAAAGCAGGAAATAACGAGAAAAAGGGGTATAATTATAAAAGCACTTGGCAGGAGGAAGATGATTCAAAATTGGTTGCATTTATACAAAGCAACCAAAATCGAAATAATGTTTTTATGGTGTTCGGAAGTGTTGGTAATCCGCTTTCACCCTTCATTCAAGAAGCTTTCCCAGAAGCAATATTCACGGTTAAGAAATATAAGAAATCTATGTTTGGGCGTTCTTCAGAACGTGAAGAATGGTATTGTATAATTAAGTAAAGACAAAGAGAATAGAATATGTTATTATAATAATAAAAAGAGGAAGGAGGAACTATATGGCTAAGTATATTAGCGTTTCTCAAGCAGCGAACAGATTAAAAGTTAGCACGGAAACGATTTATAACTATTGCAAGAATGGCGTTCTAGGGGGACAATATATCAAAACAGGAAAAAAAGGAACTTGGAAAATAGAGCTGGAAAGCTTAGAACTATTAGAAGCCAACAGTTCCTTCAAGAGCACTTTACAATTGAAAAATACAACACAGTATAACTTATTTTTAGAGGGCTTTTAGTCCTCTTTTTATTTTAAAAATTATAAAAAAAATTAAAACATTTTAATTAAAAGTATTTACAAATAATTAAAAATAAGGTATAATAATAGCAAGAAGGGAGGAAATAATAAAATGTTTGAGTTCATCGGGAAGGTTCTTGTGATATTGGAAGCCATCGAGTGGATTGTAAGATTCATCAAATGGCTAAAGAAAATCATAAGGAGGCACAAAGGGGAATAATTCCCCTCCTCCCTTCCCTTCCTAAAAATAGAAAAAAGGAGAGTGAGTTATTTATGGAATGGTGGAAAATTGCGGTGATTGTTCTTGCAATCGGTAAAATAGTAGATATTGTTCTTTGGATTGTAAAGAGAATAAAAAAATAAGAGCTTACAAGAAAATCTTATAAACTCTTATTTTGTTTGAATTCATCGGTACTATTATAATACATCATTTAGGATGGAAAGTCAAGGTGATTTTATGGAAGAAAAGAAAAGAGGGGTTGGAAGACCCGTTGGTTGGAGAAAAGAGAATCCTAAAAGCATGAAATCTATGAGGCTGGATACGACACTACTGGAAGAATTGGAAAAAATAGCCCCGGATAAAAAATTTGTAGAAAAGATAGAAGAAGGGATTATGTTGTTTATAAAAAAATATAAAAAATAAAGGATTGGGCATATCATGAGGGTATGCCTTTTCTATTTTATAAAAAAAATTTAAAACTTTCTTGAAAAAACTATTGACTTTTTCAAGAAAGGATGATATACTATTATTGTAAAGGAGGAGGTGAGAAAGATAAAAGGGAAAAAGAAAACCCGCCAAAGGCGGGAGAGGTTAGAGATAATCAAGTTGATACTAGAGTTCATGATTGCCGTCTTGGCTCTAATAACAACCATCCGAGATTTCCTGAAGGACTAAGTCCTTCGGGGGTCTCCCCTCTAACCTCATTATATCCCTAAAAAAACAAAATGTCAAACGTGTTAATTGTATTGGTTGGTTTGATTGGGATGCGAAGTAAAAGCATTTTAATCAAGGTAATGATTATCATTGGTTTATTGTTGAATTTACTAAGAGGATTATAAGGAGGAAAAAATGAAAAAATTTGAAGAAATGATTGGAAAAACTTGGGCAGATGTAAAAGAAGACATGGTAAATTATATTTATGTGGATGTTGAAAATGTAGACAACACAACAGGAGCTTGTATCGTAGATTTCACAAATTGTAGTTTCTTATCAGTAACGGGAACATATAGAGAAGAAAATGATGAGGTTGTCATTGAAGTTGCAGATAATGCGACTTTATATGATAACAGAGGATAGGACGAAGGGGACACAATCCCCTTCTAACATAAAACTACAAGGAGGAAGAAGATGAACTACTACAAGGATAATAAAGTGATGTTAGGCGGGTCAGACGTTGCAGTGTTAACATTTGTGGGATGTGTGGAAGAATATCCATTCATCAATGCGAATGTTTTGCCATTTGGAGAGGATGGAAGCTATCTAGGGTATATTGTTTATAACGATGAGGCAGAAATTCCAAAGCATTATAAAAAAGAATACAGTTACAAAAACTGGTTAAAAGTATATGATGATGATGGGTTACAACATGTTTTTGAGGGGAAAAACATTGAAGTATACAGAGCAGGACAAAGAGGAATTGTAATTCATATTGAGAAATAGAAAGAGGCTAGCCCCTCTTTCTATAAGAAGGAGGGACTATGGTAGAAAACAACACATGGGGAGGCAAAAGAGAAGGGTCAGGACGGAAAGAAAAGAAGAATAAGAAAGTCACAAAATCTTTTGTGATCTCCCCAGAACTTTTGGAAAAGATAGAAAAAAAATACCCTAATCAAAGCTTCAGTAAAGTGATAGAAGAAGCTTTGATGGAATTTTTGAAAGAATAGGAGGCTATTTGGACATTGTAAATATCTATGAATTGGAGAAAAAACTGGAAGCATTAGCAGAAGAAAAAGGCTATCGTTTTCATGTCAATTCTTGGTCAGCTGGAGAAGTACATCGAATCTATTACACGATGTACTATGGAAGAGAAAGTTGCTATTGTGGCTTTGTAGACTGCAATAACAATCGGTATTATGTTTGTGATAGAAGACATAAGAGAGGCATAAATCTATTGACAGGAGAACTGGAAAGGCGAGAATATCGAGCAATGGCAAGGGTCATTTTTCAAGAAGAAAATGACAAAGAAGAAGAATTTGTGGACTTTTTAAGAAGCAAATTTTGGAGCTTTGAAAATATACGGATTGCTTTGCAGTACTACCGGAAAGGTTTAAACCTTGAAAAATTACCTAATTCTTTAACGAAAGAGCAACTAGAACAAGTCATTGATTGCATGTTAGAAAATCAAAATAAGCTAATATAAAGAAGACGAGAAATAAAAATCTCGTCTTTTTTCTTTTTTGTAAAATTTTCAAAACTTCCAATTTTTCCAACATTTCCAAACGCTTTTGATAAAAAGTAGGCACAATATAAGCGAAGAATAAAACAAGAAAGGGGGAAGCTCTGTGAACGTTGAGCAAATTAGAGCAAAGAAGCTATATGCTGAAGGCAAGAGTGCGGAAGAGATAGCAAAGCTATTGGATAAGTCAACAGGGACGATCTACAGATGGATAAAGCAATACAAAGAAGAATTTGAACAATCTCGAAAAATCGCACAAATGACGACAGATGACATGTCTGACTTACTGGATGAAGCACATAAGAAAAACTTGCTTGAAATCATAGAAAATCCTCACTTGCTACAAAATCCAAAGTCGGCGGATGCACTCATTAAGATAGCCAACGTCTTAGAAAAGATGGATGCAAGAAAAGAACGGGAAGCAATGCTTCAGGCAAATGAAGAAGAAAAAGGAGTCGTGTTTATAGATGATATCAAAGAAGATAGATCTAACGAATCGCAAAGTGAAGAAATTTAGTGAAGTCTTACTTCCAAATTTTCATGATTTGTATGTGGCATGGCGTTCTTCAAAATATACAAGATATGTTTGTAAAGGTGGACGGGGTTCTGCAAAATCAACGCATATAGCCTTCATTTTAACCCTGTCTTTAATGAGAGAGCCCGTGAATATTGCAGTGTTCAGAAAAGTGGGCGAAACGTTAAGAACTAGCGTATACGAACAAATTAAATGGTGTATTTATGAATTAGGGTTAAATGAATATTTTTACTTTGGAGTATCTCCAATGGAGATTACGTATTTAGCTCGTGGAAATAAATTCCTATTTTTTGGAGTAGACGATCCGAGCAAACGAAAATCTATGAAGAATGCTAATTTTCCGATTGCATATTACTGGTTTGAAGAAGTAGCGGAATTTCGATTTGAAAGTGAAGTAGAAGTAGTTATCAAATCTATTTTGCGGGGGAAACTGCAAAACGGATTGAAATACAAAGGATTTTTTTCTTACAATCCGCCGGAGCTGAAACATCATTGGGTCAATCGGAAGTATGATGTGATTTCTGATGATAAGACAGCGTATGTACATCATTCATATTACTATGATAATCCATACTTGTCAGATGAGTTTATATTAGAAGCAGAAGAAAAGAAAAAAAGAGACTACGCAGGCTATGAACATGAGTATTTGGGAAAAGCGATTGGAAGCGGAATTGTTCCATTCCCTCATCTGCACATTGGGAAAATCCCGGACTTATTCATCAAAACATTTGATACCTTCAGAAATGGTGTTGACTGGGGATATTCTGTGGATCCGGTTGCATTCGTGAGGTGGGGATATGATAGAGCTAGAAACCGTATTTGTGCTATCTCGGAATATTATGGAGTACAGAAGTCAAATAAAGAATTGGCAAAGAATATTAAACGGAAAATTGGCAGAAATGAAGAGGTTATCTGTGACAACGCAGAGCCAAAATCGGTCGCAGAGCTAAGAAGCTATGGGATTCGTGCTCATAGCTCAAAAAAAGGAAAAGGAAGCCGAGAGAGTGGGGAAAAAATGTTGGGAGAAATGGAGATATACATAGATCCTGCACGAACTCCCAATATCGCTCGTGAGTTCCAAATTGCTGATTATGACGTCGATAAATTTGGGAATACAATCCCACGTCTTGTGGATGCGGATGACCACACAATTGACGCGACTCGATATGCATTCGAAAAAGACTTAAAAAAGAGAAGAGAAGCAAAAAGCAAAAAAGGACTTCGTCCAAAGGGTATCTAATACCGTTGTCGTCGTTCAACGGACGTTCAAAAAATGTTTTAAACAATTTTAGGTATCATTTATAGGGTCGAGGATAGAAAGGGCTTAAAACGGATTTTAAAAGGGGAGAAATATGGACGGAATGTTTCAAGCATTTAAGAAGCACAAACAAAGCGATATTTATGTGAAATTTAAACGAAATAAGAACCTCTTTGACGGAAAATCTGTAGAAGTATTCTATAAAGATGTTTTAAAAAGAGTGAAGTTGGAATATATGGGAGCTTTGACAGAAAATAACGAATATACGGAGTTTGTAAGAAGCGGAAACTTTTTAACTCGGGTATATCAACCTTTCAAAGATTTGGTCGTGGGAAACAATGTTCTTGGAGCAGTTACGAAGCTTTATGCAGAGTTGGCAACCGGGACAGAGCCGACAATCACGATTGAGGAATCTAAGAAAGAAATTTTAGAAGAAATCGACTTACAAGACTTGGTAGGAGAGGCTATGGCAGTGCAAAGCTATGGCGGAAAATTCTTATTAAAAGGCTTTCTCCTAAACAATAAGCTATATTTACAAGTCATTCCTCCTCATCAATATTTTGCAGTTCCAAGCATTTTAAATAGTGACATTGTAGATTATTACGTCGTATTTGAAGAAGAAAAAAAGGAACTGACAGCGGAAATATACAAGCAAGGACGAACAGAATATAGAAAATACAAAGTACAGAAAGATTGTTTCGCAGAAGTACCTTATCCGGCGAATTTACAAGAATACGGAGCCACGCAAGACGGACTTGGATGGGCGAAAATATACAAAGAATGGCAAGTCGTTGAAGTAAATAATCTATTTAAAAGAAGTGATTATGTAGAAGACTTAGTCATTTTAAATCGGGAACTTGTGGTAGGGGATACTTTAACAAGCCAAGCATTTGATAAAGTAGCAAATCCTTTATTGCAAATTCCTGAAGGAGCAGTAGAGTATGGAGAACGTGGAGAGTTAAGGCTACATTTGGAAGATAGAACCATCATCGTAGAACCGGACGACAAAGACATCAAACAGGTGGAAATGTCAACAAAAACGGAAGAATGGAAGTCACATCGGGCTAATATCTTAGAGCAAATTTATCAAAACACGGGAACGAATGAGCAAGCGTTTGGGTTAAATAAGACCGGGACAGCTTCGGGAGAAGCTAAGCGACGGGATATGGAGAGAACGATTGCCACAGTCGTTGCAAAACGGGATCGCATTTTCACGGGTTTAGAAAAAGTTATCAAATGGGGCTATCAAGAACTTCATGGGACAGAGTTGGACATTGTAATATCTGGGAAAGATATTTTAGCATTAGGAGTAGCAGAAAAAATATTGATTGCTGTACAAGGAATTACAGCTGGAATTTTAAGTGTAGAAACAGCAATCAGATATATCAATATATCAGATGTGGATGTGGAAGAAGAATTGCAGCGTATTAAATCAGAGCTGTCTTATCGCGAAAAGCTAATTCAATCTTTGCAAATTCTACAGCAGATTGACATGGAAGAACGAGTAGCGGGGTTGATTAAGACACAAGCGGATGAACTCATAAAGGAGCTTGGTTTAGATGAAGAAAAGCCTATTTCCTCATGATGTAGAAAATCAATTACGAAGGGTATTCAAATTTCATTCGAAGAAGCTTTTAATCAAATATAAGGAAGCAATGGGGGAAGAGGAACTTACAGAACTTCCAAACGTAGAATTTTCTAATGTAGAAAAAAAGAAAATCATAGAGGATTTGACAAAAGTAGCAATTGCTACAAATAAGCATGTTTTTGAGTCTTGGCGAACCTTGACAGATGAAGAATTAAAGCGTCCGGATCTGACGGGAGCGAAATATTGGATCCGGGAAAATTATCTCCGAGTCAATGAATTATCAAAGACTTTTCCTAGTCAAATGGAAATCTTCAAAGAAAAGCAATACAAAGAGATTTTAAAATCTTTCAATGCTCCGCTAGATTATAGATTTAGCAGAATGATAGATGGAAAAATCTCACAAACAGACATCAATAAATTGTTGACGGAGTTAAAAGGATACTATGCTCCGAGCAATGATATAAAGCATTTAATTGAAAAGCTAGAGAAAAATGGGACTTTGGGACAAGCAGAAATGAGCAAGCTTCATGACTGGGCAAACAGAAGGAATGAACTTTGGGCAAGAAATGAAGCTGGAAACATTTATTCATCACAATTGGAAGATCTTTGGCTTGAAAATGGCATTGAGTACTATATCTGGCACACGATGCAAGATGACAGGGTCAGAATGGAGCATGTGGAAAAAGACGGCAAAATATTTAGAATAGACGAAGATGTCCTCCCCGGGCAGGAGTTTGGCTGTCGATGTTGGGCGGAATCAATAAAAAATAAAGGAGGAAACAATGATTGAGAATGAACAAGAAGTCATAGAGTATTTGAAAAAGGAAGAAAACAAAGAATTTCTTTCTAAAAATGGTTTTGTAACAGAAGTAGAAAAGCAAGTAAAAACTCCGCTTACAGATGAAGAAGTGAAAGGGTATCTAGCGGGAAAACCTGACATGACAAAAGAAGTAGGTGCCAATGCGGTGCAAGCTTTTTTAAAAGAAAAGTTGGGAAAAGAGGTCACAGAGGAAGAGCTGAAACAAGGCTTGGTACTTGGCGGAACCTTAGAAAATATGAAAAAATTAGCTGTCAAAGAAATATTGGCAGGAGTGAAATATGGAGATTTGTTGATGGCTAAGATAGATTTCTCTAAGATTCAATTCAAAGAAGATAAAATTGAGGGATTGAATGAACAACTAACATCTTTGAAGACACAATATAAAGATTTGTTTGAACCATCCTCGACTGGCGGTCAAGGAACGCCACCGGCAATCACGAAAAAAGAACCTCAAACAGACTTGGAGAAGATTGATGCAGAATTAGAAGAATTGAAAAAGAAAGGGAATGCTCCTGTGCATCGAGCAAAAATTATGATGTTACTTAACAAAAAAGCGGAATTAGAAAAGGGGGAATAATAAATGGCAGATATGATTACAGTAGGTAGAATTGTGGGAAAAAAAGAAGATTTAAGTCCAGTTTTAGCTTATACAAACGCAAATAAAGCACCATTGTATATGAATTTGACAGCTTTGGGAAGAGTAGAAGCAGCCGCTCAAACGAAGATTAGCTGGGTGGACTATTCATCGGAAGGGACACAAACAGTCTTGAAGACTAAGATTAGTGCGGCGGAAACAACAAGCTTTGTGGTAGAAGATGGATCTATTTTTAGAAAAGGATGCCTTGCAGCGATTGGAAATGAAGTAGTAGCTGTTACCAATATTTCTGAAAATACTTTGACAGTAACAAGAGCACAACACGGAACAACAGCAGGAAAAAATTATGAAGTTGGGGAAGAAATCTTTTTCATCAACGATAACATCGCTGAGGGAGCAGATTTACAAGGAGCAAATTATAAAGCTGGGGTCAACTACGACAACAACACACAAATTTTTCGGGAAGAAATTACCATTTCAGGAACAGCAGAGGCAATTCAAGTCCCAAGCGGAGGCGGAGTGGATGCGTATTCTCTAGAACAAACGAGAAAAATGGATACTGTGTTGGGAAAAATTGAAAAAGCGTTAGTGTCCGGGAAAAAATTTGAATCTGGAGAAAAGCGAGGAATGGATGGAGCAAAGAGATTTTTAGAAAAAGGACAAGTCGTGGATGCGGCTGGTGCAGAAATTTCTTTGGAAATCATCGGAAACGTGTTGCGGAAAATTTTCAATGTTGGGGGAGATTTGAGCGGAGGAAACTATGCTTTGTATGTTCCGGGAGTGCAACAAATGAAAATCTCTAAGTTGTTAAAAGACTATATTCAAGCAACGCCTGCGGAAAATACGTTGGGAGCTGTTGCGAAATACGTAGCAACTGATTTTGGAACTCTTCCAATCATTCCTTCGAATAATTTATCTTCAGGGGAAATTATGATTTTGAATCATGATGACATGAAGATTAAAGAACTAAGAGGCTTAACTCATCAATATATGGGAAAAACAGGGGACAATTCCAAAGGGTTAATCGTAACAGAGTTGACGTTAGAAGTAAGAAATATTCACACGATGGGAATTATTACCGGGTTAAAAAGATAGGAGGACGATATGAAATTAAGACACATGGTTTATAAAAATGTTTCTGTAAAATGCAAAGATCGTTTTTATGAATTTCGAGATGGAATTTTAGAAATGGAAGAGGAAGCAATTGCAAAAGAATTGTTGAAAAATCCGAACATTGAAGAAGTGAAAGAAGAAGAACCTGCGGGAGAAGAACCCGCAGGAGAAGACGGAACAGATGTTGAAGTAGAAAAATCTGAAAAGCATGGAAAGAAAGGAAAACAAAAATGATTGGGTATGTGACAGGTGAGGAAGCACAAGCTTTCTTAACTGTAAGATACGGAGAAATAGATAAGGAAGAGCTAGAAAAGGCTCTATATCAAGCATTCGATAAAATCGAAGCAATCGGAGCTCGCAATGGTCGGATGCAAGGGGAGAAAAATTTCCCTCGCTTACATGATAGCGAAGAAGTGATGAAGCTAATTCAAAGAGTACAAATATTAGAAGCTTATGCAATCATGAGCGGAGGAAATGAAGATATAAAACGGCTTGGCAAAGGGATCGTAGGAAAGACTATCAACGATATGTCGATAAGCTATGATAGAAACCAAAAAATTGGAGAAATCACCTTTGCATCGGTAGAAGCGGCTAGAATCATGAAACGTTTTAGCCGAAAAACTTTTTAGAAAGGGGAAAGAATGAAGGACGAGGATTTTGGGTATAAGCGAATTGTAAAAGAATTAGAAGAGCTTGGAAAATTGAAGTTGATTATCTACATAGATAATCAAAAAACTTATGAAAAAACAGGAACTTCAGTTGACTACATCGCAATGATCATGGAATACGGAAGTGAAGAATTCAATGTTTCCTTTCCTGCCCGTCCTTTTTTTCGACCTACCTTCGATGCTCATTATGAACATTTTGCAAAGAAAATAGAAATAGGGATAGGGAATATCATCTCTGGGAAATCTACAGCTCGTAAAGTACTACAAGATGTAGGAAGATACGCTGTTAAGAAAGTTCGAGAGACGATTAACAACGGAAAATTCCCAGAACTTGACGAAAAAACAATAAAAAGAAAGAAAAGTAAAAAACCTCTAATTGATACCAAGCTTTTATATCGAAGCATCAAATACAAAATTGAAAGGAGCGAATAATGGAATTTACTTTAAGAGAGTTTGCTCAAGAAGAGCTGAAAAGATATAAAGTAAAAAGAGTCATTCCCGGTGATATTGATACTCCTGCAGGCTCCATTCAAGAATTTGATTGCTTAATGCTCATATACAAGGCAAGGTTAAGAGGAAATAGCCCGAATCTGCAAGACGGAGGACGTACTATCGGGACACTGAATGGGAAGTCTTTCAAAAAGGATAAGCTACAAATGGGGGATATTATCACTGTGGAGGGCTTAGAATATAAAATCACGGATATATTACCTCGTATTTATGCAGATTTTGACGAATTTTCTTTGGAGTTGATACGAAATGAAGAATAGAGAATTAGAGGTTGTTCTACTAAAAGAAATGCAGAAAATCCGTCCGAGCTTTCAAATAAAGCCAATGGTTGACTTTAAATACAGTGAAGAAAAGACTTTACCTCGCGTCGTATCAAGGACTTTAAACAATAGTATTATTGAAAAATACGAAGTAAGAGAAGATGCAGAAAAAGGAATTTACAAACAAATAGAAGTCCATCGACACACAGTAAGCTTTACATTCACTTTATCGAAAAAAGAAAGTGAAGAAGATGTGGAAGCCATCCGCAATCGTTTTTCTCACATTGTAGGCTCAGAGTGGTGGATTGATAGGGAGAGAAAAGAACTGGTAATAGAAGAAATTACCGATTTGATAGATATTTCAGAGTATACAAAAGACGGCTATACAGAGAGATATAGCTTTGATATGATCGTTCGAACTTTGGAAGAAAATATTGCTGAAATCGAGCACATTGAAAAAGTCGAACTGGAATTACAAATAAAAGGAGGAATCACATGGGAATCAAAATAGGAGCAGAAAAGAAGATAGTCTTTTTAAATGTACATAAGCCCACAGCAGTCAATCAAGCGACTGTCAACGTGATTGGGGCATTTTCAACGAAAAAAGCAGTGAAAGAGCAGTTAGTCACTTCTATCAAAGACGTGACTGGACTTTTAGATAGTGATTTGCTATATAAGAAGATTCAAGCGGCATTTACGGCAGGAGCTCAAGAAGTCCTAGTGTTTGGGAAAAAAGTATCCGGAGATGAGTATGCGGATTTGTTTAATTCTGTCACAAACGATTGGTTCGGGACAATTACAGACGAACAAGACTTAGAAAAAATCGCATTGATTTCAAAAGAGATTGCATCGAGAGAAAAAATGCTGTTTGCTACACCTGCCAAATTGACAGAAGTTGGAGGCTCTTTAAAAAGTTCGGTGCAAGCAATCACACAAGATACGACTGCCCTTGTGTTTTCTGCGAATGAAGAAACAGAAGATGCAAGCGTGGCAGGATATGCCATTCCGCAGTTTCCCGGATCTGTCTTGATTGCGAATAAGCTTATCAATGGAGCAGTGGATTCGGGGTATGGTGGGGCAGAGCAAGGGATTTTGAAAGGCTTGAATTGTAATTATCAAGCTCGAATGAAAGGACAGTTAGGGCTTGCAGAAGGAGTCACGGTAAGCGGAGATAGCATTGATTTTGTACACTGTGCAAAAGCGTTAAAGTTTAGATTGGAAGAAGATATTACTCTATGGTTAAAATCGACACCAAAGCCGACTTTCTACGATACAAGCTCTTTGAAAGCAACGATTTTAAAAAGAACCGGACAATTTGAAGCAATGGGAGCACTTGCAGAAGGAAAGACGAATGTCAGGCTCATTGATGTGGCGGATATTCCCGCGAACGACATTTTGAAGGGGATTTATACAGGTGTGAAAGTAACATGCTATTACACGTATGGAATCAAAGAAATTAAAATGGACTTATTTTTCGCAGTATAACTAGGAGGGAAACATGGCAAGAAATCATTATAATTACAATTCAAATAAACATGATTTGGTAGTGAATGGCACAAGAGTCACAGACTACGGAAAAGATGCAAAATACACGGTTGCTTATGAAAACGACTTCCGGGAAGTTGTGACCGGAGCAGACGGAGATACAATAACGGTAGAAAAAAATGATAGAAATGCTTTGATTACTGTAAAAATCTTACAATCAAGCCCTCTCAACATCATTTTTTCACAATTAGCATCATCGGATAAAGAGTTTCCGGTCTTGCTAACGGATCGAAATTTTAATGGAGATATTGGAGCTTTTTCAAGCATCGCCCACTTTGTGAAAATTGCAGATTTAAACGTAGAAACAGTGGCAAAAGAAAGAGAGTGGCAAATTCGAGCAATCAACTTAAAGCCTGCTTTAGACTATATAAAGTAGGTGATAAATATGCTTAAATACTTTATCATTATACTTTCTTTCTACTATGCTCTATGTCAAAGCTTAGGGCAATTTCAATATTTCGTAATTCCACATATTTCGTGGGAGAAAGTTGAAAAAAAGAAAAAATATAAGCATAAAGATGACATTCAAGAAAAACTAGGAAAATTAGGGAAGCTAAAAAAGGATAGGAGGAACGATGCAAAATCGAGAAGAATTAGAAATAAATGGGCATAAAATCACATTAGTGGAGCAACCGACACAATATGTTTTAGACTTAGAAAAAAAGTTTGAGGATAGAGAGTTGGTGGGATATTGCAAAGAAATATTAAAATATCCGGCAGGAGAAAATCCGGATATGACAGAATTTCTGAACATTCCCGATGTTGTGAAATACAAAGATTTAGAGCTTTCTTTAAAAAATAAAGAAGGGAAAAAAGATTTGTATTTAGCTCAAGAGTTGTTTGTTGCGTTAGGAAAAAACAAAACAAATACGGCTTATGTAGCAGAAGTCTTTTTACAAAAGTTAGGAAAGAATGTGAACGATTTTAAATATAAAGAACTTGTGGATATGGGAGCAGAGGTATTTAAACAAGTTGGGGAGATGATCTACTTGATAAAAATCAGGGACACGTTTCGTAGCTTGTAATCAAATTCAAGAGAGTGCCGAATCGTTGGAATATATGGTGATGGCACTAAGCGGATACACAAAAAACTTTGAAGCTGTAGAAAATTACACAGTGACACAGCTTCGAAGATACTTTGAACGATTGATAGATTATTTGGAGGAAAGATATGGCAGTTAGAAAGTTAAGCATTGATATTATGAGCTATCTCAAGGGAAAAGGCTTTGAGGCAGTCGATTCCCAAATCAAAAAAGTAAAAAGCTCCCTTTCCTCTTTGAAATCTATTACAGACAGCGGCTTATTCAAAATGGCGGCAGGGTATTTTACAGTCAATACTTTAATTGCTCAATATAATAAAGCAATTGAGGCAAGCAACTTTCAGATTGAACAGGAAACCAAGCTATATTCCACTTTAAAAGGGCAAAATTTTAGGGATGAACAAATTGAAAGTATCAAAAACTATGCTTCCGAACTTCAAAAAGTTGGAGTGGTAGGAGATGAAGTGACGTTGGCAGGAGCTCAACAACTAGCGACATATAACTTAACCGAAGAAAGTCTGAAGAAGTTGATGCCTGCTATGCAAAATGTCATCGTACAGCAAAAAGGTCTCAAAGGTACCGGTCAGGATGCCGTAGGAGTGGCAAATATGCTAGCCAAAGGGCTCTTGGGGCAAACGGGTATTCTACAAAAAGCTGGGATTACTCTGACAGAGTATCAAGAAAAAATGATAAAGACTGGGAAACAAGAGGAAAAAGTAGCAGCATTGGTAGAAGCGGTACGAATGAATGTTGGGGAACAAAATGCTGAATTTCTCAAAACTCCGGAGGGAAAAATTCTTTCCGCTCAGAACAGAATCGGGGATATTTATGAATATGTCGGAGGACTGATGAGGGAAACTCGTGGGGAGTTTTGGTCAATGATGGCAGACAATACAGAATGGCTTCAAGGATTGTTGGGTGGAATTGTGAAAACAGGGACAGGGATTGCGGACACGGTAATCACAACGATAAGCGGAATCTTTGATACATTCAAATCAATGCCGGAAGAAGCTCGAAATGCGATTAAATTATTGACAGGCTTTTTCTTGATTAGCAAATTCCCAATTGCAGGAGCTTTCTTAGTCATTGAAGACATTTTTGGAGCGTTTCAAGGGAAAGAAAGTTTTACGGAAGATGCTATGAATGCTATTTTCAAATTTACAGGAGCAGATTATCATTTTGATGATTTGAGAAAAGAAATTCATGATTTTTGGCATGATTTAATCAGTCCAACTGATCAAGCAACCGAAAAAATTGGATTTTTAACGGCTACTCTTGAAAATTTCTTTGAAATTATGCGAGGTGGAGTTGGAATTACAGAAATGGTGTTTGGAGCTCTTCGAACCGGTTGGGATGCTATAAAACTAACCGGGAATATCATGATAGATCCAGACTCGATTCATGATCATTTAGAAGAATTTAGCAATGGAGGGATGCAAAATATTAAGCATGGATGGGGGACTTTGAACCATGCGGCGGATAACATGACAGATACTCAACATCGTTATCAAGCTGGACTTCAAGAAAAAAGACAGAAAGAATTTCAAGAAGCGGCAAGTTTATTAAACACTGCAAGACTTCCAAAAAATGATATAGAAAAGGTGGCTCAAACGCTAGAAAAACCGTCTGTGCGATTAAAAAAAGAAAATCAAGTACCGCCAAATTACACTGACAAATCTAAGCAAGTTTTCAACATCTATGAAGCGACAGATGCAAAGAAAGTGGCGGAACAAATAGAACAAAAAATCAAACAAAATGACAAAGAAAAAGAACAGAAGTGGAAAGCACAAGTGGGCGGAAACTTTAGCTTAGCGGGATTGGAGGCTTAGTATGAGTTTATGGGAACAATTACAGCAAGAAGCAACTTCTTTAGTAAAAAGTTTTCTGGGAATAAAAGAAAAGTCTTTGCTAGGGGGAATACCGCTTCATATCATTTCTGATAAGTCAAGAAGTATCTCTGCGACTGTCACGAATCGTAGAGTGGAAAAAGGCTTTAATATCTCAGATACAGTCAGAAAAGAACCTCTGATTTTTCAACTGACTGTAGTTGATAACAGCAAAGACTATATGTTAAATCGTCAAAGTTTGGAAAAAATGCTAGAGGCAGGAGAACCTATTGAATTTTACTATTCAGGCAGGGATTTATATCAAAACATAGTCATTGAAAATATTGAAGAATTGGAGCAAGCGGATAGAAAGAACTGTTTTACTTACTATATCACTTTACGACAAATATCTGTTGCAGAAATCAAAGCGACAGATAGTAAAGTAGATTACAAAAAAGCAGGGAGTACGGGTGGAAAGAAGAAAAGAACAGCGGCGGCTGTAAAATCTCCTACAAGCTCAGAAAATGCGAAAATAGCAGAAAAACAAAGGGAAAGAAAGAAAACAGCATGGAAAAATCTTTTTTAAGCTGGAGGGGGGAAAATGAAAGCATTAGAAGTTGATGTCACAGGAATTGAAGAGCATGGGATTATTGCCGACATTGGCAATGATTTGAAGTTAGATATGATTTATAGCAATATAGATCATCATATATATGTTTCTGTATTAGACGGAGCTGAAAATCGAATCACAGGATTTTTCCGGTTGGTTCCGAATGTCGATTTTCTAAGCTTGGCTTGGAATACTCTACCCTACCAATTACGCTGTATTAAGATAAATGACTATGCTGAAGAAAAAGACTTGATTACTCCGCAAAACTTAAACCAAGACTATAAGTTTTTCTTGATTGGAGAGGATGAATGATGGCAAAGCTATGGAAACAAGTACGGATTATTACAGTCGGTGGCTTAATTTTTGATTATGAAGATTTGGATGTGGAGTTTGACATCAAGTGTACGGATGACAATAAGTCCGATACCGCTACAATCCGGATATATAACTTGTCGGAAACCACGAAAAATAAAATACAAGCGAATCAAGCCGTGACAATTGATGCCGGGTATCGAGAACTTCACGGGGTGATTTTTGCCGGGATTGTGGAAAGCGTGAGCACGAATCGAAGCGATAATGATATTGTGACGACTATTACCGCAAGTCCCAACAATCGAGCTTATACTAATACCCCGATAAATATACAATTTAAGGCAGGAATTAAGGCAAGTGAAATATTGAAACAATTGGAAAAAATTATTCCTTTTAAAGTTGATATAAAAGAGCTTGGGAAAGATACGGTTTATGAGAATGGGAAAGCTTTTTCTAATCGGCTATCTAACGTCATTTCTGTACTTGCAAAAGACACGGGAACGATTGCAAGATTTACAGATAGCACGATTGAATTTAAGAAACCGGGCAAAGCATATAGTAATGTACTAAAGCTTGGCAGTGAACAGGGTTTGGTTCGAGTGGATAAAAAAGAAGAAAAAGCGGAAGCGGAAAAAGAAAAAAAAGATAGTAAAAAAGCAAAGAAGGAAAACGGCAAGAAAAAAGAAAAGCCAAAATACAGTATAGAAGCCTTTCTTATTCCGATTGTGAAGATTGGGCAATTGATTGAAGTAGAATCGACCTTGTGGAGCGGAAAAGGCATTGTGAAAGAATGTAACTATGTAGCGGGAGATGTTTCTAATTTCTCCGTCAATGCGTTATTGGAGGTTGTAGAATGATTGAATTGGTACAAGCAATGATAGAAGATGCAAATAATGAAATCCATACATCTTTACCCGCTATCATCACAGAAGTGAATCATGCGGCGGGGACTTGCACGGTGCAAATAATTCCAAAGCGGGAGCTATGCGGACAAGTGATGTCATATCCACCTTTGATTGATGTAAAATTAGATTTCTTGAAGTTCGGTGGTTGGAAGTTTCAGTTCCCTCGAAAAGCTGGAGATAAAGTTTGGGTTGGATTTTCTGAAGCTACTTTGTCAGAAGATACGAGTTTGGAGAGGTTTAGCCTGAACGAGCCATATATCATAGGTTCTTGTGAAGGGGATTATGAAAGCAATAGCGAAGACATCATTCTCGAAGGAAAGGGAACTAGGATAGAAATCAAAGGAAATGGAGAAATCATCATTACGACCGGGTCTAATGAGATGACAATCAATAGTAATTTAAATTTGAATGGCGACTTAAAACACACTGGAAATACAATACAAACAGGCAATACAGAACAAAGCGGAAATGTATCTGTGACTGGAAGTGTTGGAGCTAGTGAAGATGTGACAGGTGGAGGCATTAGTCTAAAGAGTCATACACACGGATATTATCCTGGCGGAAATCCAAAGGATCAGACAGAAGCTGCAAGCTAGGGGGAGAATATGGCAACAAGTATTAAATTAGACAAAGATTGCGATATTGTGTTCGATGAGAATGGCGTTTGTGATCTTGTGGAAAGCACAGAGGACATTATACAAGCGATTCGAGTTGAGTTGGAGCAAAATAAGGAACAATGGGCATTAAATACCCTCTATGGTGTTCCTTATTTAAATGAGAAAAATACAGGGATTTTACAGATAAAAAATAATCATTCGAGGATCCTTCAGGAGCTTATCAAAACAATTTCCAAATATGAAATTGATAAGATAGAAAGTATTGAATTTGTAAATAATGAAATCGTAGCAAAAATACAAATAAAAGGAGAGGTGTACACATTATGATAACAGAAAAAGGCTTTGTTGTTCCAACGCTAGAAGAAATCTATCAAAGGAAACTCGCTGAATTTAAAACTGTAAAACCAAATATCCGGGAGACGGATAGTAATGTGATTATTCCCCTTCTAAAATTTGACGCTGCAGAAGAATATGATGCTTATTTAGAAGGCTTGTCTGTATACAATAATCTGAATGTATATACAGCAGTAGGAAGTGGTTTGAATGCTATTACAAGCCATTTGAACATGAGCTGGATGGAAGCAACTAGAGCAAAAAGCCGGATCCAAATAACAGCATCCACAGAAACCACAATTCCGCAGGCTTGGGGCGTGGAAACGGTGGATGGAAAAAAGTTTGTAACTTTAAACGCTGAAGATTTAAAAATCCAAAAAGGTAAAACTGAACTCGATGTGATTTCTTTGAATGTTGGAAAAGAAAATAATGTGAATGTCGGGCAGATTACGAAAATGACAAGCATTATTTCGGGGATTAGTAGTGTTACAAATACCCTTCCTGCTGTAGGTGGAAAAGACAAAGAAACGGATACGGAGTTAAGAGAGCGGTATTTGAAGAGAATAGATAGAAAGAGTTCTTTCACAACAGAAGGGATTAAGAACTATATTTTAGAAAATACGAATGTGCAAAAATGCCAAGTGATTGAAAATGATACTGACTTAACTGACTCAGACGGAAGACTCCCTCACGCATATGAAGCAGTCTGTTTGGGGGATACGGATGAAAATATTTTACAATCTTTGTATGATTACAAGCTTGCAGGAATACGAACTGTTGGCGATGTCACAAAGAAATTTGATGATATTACGGTCGGATTTTCAAGAGCGATTGAAAAACAAATCTATGTCAATATTACGATTTCGGCAATTCGAGATTTATGGCTTCAAGAGTATGTAGAAAAAATCAAGAAAATTGTGCAAGATTATATTGACACAATCGAACCACAAGGCACGATTTATCTTTATAAAATTCTTGGCGAAATCTACAAAGCGACGGGAGGAATTAAAACAATTCAGATTAAAATTGGAGACTCTTCTTACTATTTATCTACAGTTGATTATGTTTTGAAAAAGAAAGAAATTGCAGTAGTACAAGCTCAAAATATCACAGTATCTGCTGAGGTGAGTTAGATGAAGTTGAATTTGGCAAGAATACCGCATATTTATCACGACACAAAGTATGTTCGAAAACTCTTTGAAATCTTAAAACAAAAACATATCAATGTCACGAATATGTGGCAGGAATTAAACTATTTTAATGATTTAGAAAAATCAAAAGGACACATGCTTGATGTACTTGGAGGAAATTTTAAAATAGCAAGATTAGGGAGAACGGATGAAGAATATAGAAAAATTCTTAAGTTTGAAATACCCACCTTCAATTTCTTTGGAAGTCCTTATGAAATACGAAGAATTTTATCGGAATATTATGATATTTCGATTGAAAATTTCGTCCTAAAAGAATTATCTGGAAAAATCGTTATTAAGATACCGGATACGATTAGTAAGTCTGAGGTCTTAAAAAATATAAAAAGGCTAAAAGCGGCGGGAGTAGGCTTACAAGTAGATATAGAAATTTACATTGAAGACTATACGCTATTTGAACTTGAAAAAATGACATTAACAGAAATTGAGAAGATTACATTAGCAAGGGAATAAGGAGGAAGATATGGCAAGATGGATTCAGGATCCGCAATACCGGGAAGAAATAGACGAAGTAACGCAAGAACTGAAGCTTCCCGTCTACAAAGCATCCGCAAAAGGAAAATTCCGGAATTGGTTTAAAGAAAGCTGGAATAAAATTGAAGATTATTTAGTAAGCTTGAAACAATCTTTGCAAGAGCAGATAAACGGCAAAGAGCCAAGTTTTTATAAAAAATCCGGGTTCAATTTAGAAAAAACGAATCTTACAGAAAATGACTCAAACAAGCTTTTCACAGCAAAAGGAGCATTAGATTTATTTAATAAACTAACTTCTTTAATTGCGGAGAAAGAGCCTAAAATTTCAAAAATGAGTGGATTTAATCTGTCGAAGTCGGACGCTGATGACTTAGATAGCTCCAGCACACTAGCAACTTCTAAAGCGGTTAAAAAGGTTAAAGACGCTTTGAATAGATTGAATTTGAATTGGAATAGTATAACCGGTAAGCCTAATTTTGGTCTTAGAACTGGAGAGTTCTTGGAAGGTCATAGGCTTGCTGAAAGTTTGGGTGTAAAAGAATACGCAGGATTAATTAGCGATTATGGACAAAAAGTAGCAGGAAATGCTTATTATGACAGTAATACTAAAAAAATGTTTTACTGTAAAGAAACAAACAGCTATACGTCCGCAAATAGTACATACTTCGAGCCTTTCGACAACAAAGAACTTTTAAACAGATTGAATAATCTCGATAGAAATTTCAAAGTTCTTTATGAAGGCAACGGCTCTTACTTTTCTAGCGAAACTTTACCACAAGACTGGAAAATACTATATGTTGTAATCGCTGGAGACGGCGGATATTCGCAGTACACTTTTTCTTACAGTATTCCAAGATTTTTGCTAGAAAAAACGAAATGTTTTTCATTTTGGGAGCAATGGTCAAATGAAACGGATTGGGGGAATTTGAAATACGACTCTCAAACTTTCACAATTTCAAAAGGTCAATGGGACAATGACAATCAGATGATGATTGCATATATTTAGATTAAATCAATACTGAAATTCTGTGAATAACCATGTCCGAACCAGCACCACACCCGTTGAAATGTAGTTCATTATATTTTATAGTAATACTACCTTCCGAACCGTCATCACCAAGTTCTAAGTCATATATTCTATTTGCTCTATTTGTATTAAAAATTGTGGTTGATTGACTGTTTTGAAATCCTAAATAACTTTCAATATTACAAGCTAACCAACCATTTGGGAGTGTACAGATATAGCCAACAGTCGTATGATTTCCATTGAATACAACTCTAACTTCAAGTTTGTGTAGATTATTCAATTACCACAGGACGAACACGAGAACTGCATTGTCTGTATTTGATTGAAAATCTATCTTCATTTTATAGTTTTGAACTTTGATACCCCAAATTTCAAATCCGCCTTTCTGTGTTCCATTTCCATAGCTATCAAGCTCGATGAAATGTGAATAAACGAATCCATACGACGGATAAGATTGCGAGTCATAGAACCAAACATATTTAGCTTTATGAGGAATATCAATTGTCTCTATTCTTCCTCTATACTTAACAAGTCCACAGAAAGCCATTTTAGAATCAAAGAGATTATTCAATCAATATTTAACACCGTATATTTTTGCAAGCCGCTGATGAGAACCATCGTACCATACACTTGTTGTACTTTTAAATTTTACAATCACATTTCCATAAGTACTATTGCAGTAATCTTGATTAAAGACTATATGATTTGTTAGGTATCGCCATTCCGAAGCGAATCCACCTCCGCTTGAGGATTCTGTTGTAACAAATACTATTTCATCAAAATCAGTATAGGGACGGGATAAGGTGCAAGTTTCTTGGTCTACACCACCCGATTTGTAAGTAGACCAAAGCAAAACCTCTTTTCTTTTAGAGAGATTATTCAATATGCTAGAATGTCCTATCAAAAATAGGAGGTTTTAGAATGTTAGAAAATTGGCAAGGAGTGACGGAAAAGAACAGAAAAATCTATGAAAAGTATTTGAACAGTTGCAGAAGTAACAGCGAAGAGACTTGGGATACAACATACAAAACATATTCTTCAAGAATGTATAAATTTTTGAGGTGGCTTAATAAAGAGAAAAATAGATACTTATTAAGTCAAGACACGTTAGAAAATGCAGTAGAAATCATTGAAGAATACAAAAATTATTGTCGAGAATGCGGAAATAGTAAGAGAACGATAGCGAATGCGATTGTGACGATTTCTTCATTTTACGATTGGACAGTAAGAAGAAAGATGATTAAATATCATCCTTTCAAAGATAGACTTGAAAGGCAGAAAATCACGGATAGAGATAGCACAAGAGAAAGTTATTACTTGACTACAGAGCAGGTACTTACAGCAAGATTATATATGAAAGTTGAGCATAAGAAGTTTGACTTACAAGATAGGATATTATGGGAACTTTTTATTGATAGTGCTTGTAGAATCTCAGCAATACAAGCACTTACATTGGAGCAACTAGAGCTTGAGGGGGGATATTTCAAAAATGTGATTGAAAAAGAGGGTTATGTAGTAAATGCCTATTTTTTCGATACTTGTAAGAGTTTGATAAAAGAATGGTTGCAAGAAAGAGAAAGGATAGAAATCAAAGAAAAATGGCTATTTGTAACGAAGTACAATAAAGAGTATAAGCAGATGTCACAAGCGACTATTCGGAACAGGATAAAGAAAATAGGAAAAATTTTAGAAATAGATGGCTTATACCCTCACAGTCTTAGAAAAACATCTATAAATTTATTATCTAAGCTTGGTGGTTTAGATATCGCGAGTCATTATGCAAATCATACAAGTACAGTAGTTACAAGTAAGCATTACATAGAAAAAGAAAGTGCTGCAGAAATCAGAAATCAAATTCTGATGTTACGACAAAAAATTGGTATTTTTTAAAGAGATTTCATAATCTCGAAAGATTTTCGAAACTATCTATTTCAATTTTTTCTTTAATATCAATACGTCTATTTTCTAAAGCTTTTAGAATTAAGATTTTAAAATTTATTTCAGAAAATGTTGACTTATTGAAAATAAAGAACTTTTTCATTTAGAAAGTACCGAAATTCTCAAGAGATTATGAAGTCTAGCAAGAAATTAAGGAGGAAGAAAAATGTTGATTGTTCATTTTTATGACAACACAGAAAAAGTCTATTCTGTGTATGCAAACAGTTTAGAAGATGTCAAAAAGAATCCAAAAGCATACTTCCCAGAAGTGACAGAAAATACAATCATTACCTTAGAGAATTTTAAATATCCAATTTTAGAAAAAGGCATACTAAGGGAAATGACAAGAGAGGAGCTTATAGAAAATGAAGTTTCAATTGAACTTGAAGAAGGGGAAAAGATAGAAAATAAGAAGCTTATTAAACTCGAAAAACCAAGCGAATACCATTCATGGAATGGAGAGGAGTGGATTGCTGACTTACAGCGAGCAAAGAAAGAAAAAAGAAATGAGTTGAAAGAAATCAGAAATCAAAAAATTGAAGAAAATATAGAGGTTCATGGATCTGTTTTTCAAGTTAGAAACTCAGATAAAGAAAATTTTGACGATGTTGAACTAATGATGAGAACAGGAGAAATTGACGAGAACTACAAAAAAAATTGGGTATTAGCGGACAACTCTATTAAGGGTTTTACAGCCCAACAAATAATTGACGTTTGGAAAGAAAGAACAAAAAGAAAAGATAGAATTTTCCAAGAGTTTGGAGCTTTATCAATAAAGTTGGAAAAATGTAATTCTGTAGAAAAAGTACAGAAAATTACTTGGGAATAGGAGGATATTATGGGATTTAGGTTTAGTCAGAATAGCTTGGATAAAATGAGTAGAGTTCATCCAAAATTGGTGGATTTTATGAAAGAGCTTATTCAAATTAGCCATTTTGATTTTAAAATCACAAGTGGCATGCGGACAGCGAAAGAACAGGCTAATTTATACCAACAAGGAAGAAGTAAACCCGGTCTTGTTGTGACCAATGCCGATGGCTATAAGTATTGTTCTAACCATCAGGAAAAAGTTGATGGATACGGGTATGCTGTGGATGTATGTATTTTAAAATATACATCAAAAGGGGACGTAGACTGGAATTTAAAGTATTATAAAGAACTTTATGAGATAGCAAAGAAAAATGGTTTGTTAGAAAAATATGGAATTGAGTGGGCTGGGAATTGGAAAAATTTTAAAGAAGGAGCACATTATCAGTTAAAAAATGCCAGAAATGTGGCGTTTAAAAAATAAAGGGGGAATACAAATGGATAAACAAGTATTATTGGCAGTTGGAGAAGCAGTGGTGGCAGGTATCGCTTATGGGGTATTGTTGTACAAGCAAAAAGGAAAAGAAGCTGTAATGCAAGAGGCAATCAAAGCAGAGGCAACTATCAGAGGACGAGGCTTAGGAGCCATGAAAAAAAAGGCAGTTCAAGAATTCGTAGCAAAGCTACCAGCTCATGTGAGAATTTTCATCAATGAAACTACAATTGAAGCCGTTGTGAAAGAATTACAGCCAGTTTTTGAAAAAATGAAAAGAAACATCTAGGAGGGAAAATGGAATTAAATCCGCTATTGACTGAGCCAATAGGCGAAAGAAAGTGGATTTTAAGGGAAGAATACAAGTATGAAATTAATGGCTATATCATTGTTGTCCCTAAAGGGTTTACAACAGATTTAGCCAGTGTTCCAAGAGTGCTGTGGGTATTCTTCCCACCTTTTGGGAAGTATACGAGAGCGGCAATAGTCCACGATTATTTGTATTCAGAGTTAAATGCCACTGGAATCAATCGCTATTGGGCAGATAAAATTTTTTATCATATTATGAAAGAGCTTGGAGTGGTAGGTTATAAAAGAGTCTCCATGTATCGAGCTGTAAGAATGTTTGGAGAGCCTGCGTGGAAGAAGAAATTACAAAACGAAGGCTATATGGAAAAAGCTATTGTAGATCATACTGAAGAGGCTATAGAATATAATAAAAAAATGAAAGAAGTGTTGAAGTTGTAA